AAGAAGAAAACAGTGTGGAGAATATACTGAATGGTCAGGTAGTGTTTCATATTTACATGGCAGTATTTACACCGGCAGAGGACATTGTGTTCATCCTAAAATTTGATCCTGAGTTACTTACGGCAAGCCTGACAGGAACAGGAGGTGCATCATAATGATACAGACAAACAATAGCGGACTCGTATTCCCGGAGGTTATCAATAACTTTAACGTATACAACGATGCAAACAGGGTAGTCGGTACGACCGGGGAAATAAGTTTTGCACAACTTCAGGCTATGACAGCGACGGTTTCCGGTGCAGGAATTATAGGAGAGTACAACACGGCAGTTGTGGGGATGTTCCAGAGCATGCAGCAGGAGATACCGTTCCGGATGATAGACAAGGACTTTTTTGGTATGCTCAATACAGGGGAGCAGTCAAAAATTGTGTTGCGCTCGTCCGTGCAGCAGAGGAACCGGGAAACGGGCGGGACACTCAGCACGAAGGCTATGAGGGTTGTGTTCCGGGGACATCCGACCGCGGCAAGCTTTGGCAGTGTCAAAATGGGCGACATGATGAATGCATCCATTACCCTAGAAGTGACTTACATGCTGGTAGAGTTTGGTGGAGCGGTCATGCTGGAACTGGACAAACTCAACAGTATCTACAAAATAAATGGAAAAGATCTGCTTGAAGACATCAGAAAGCAGTGTTAAGGAAGGAGTTAGAGAGCAGTATGGAAGATGTAATTAAAAATAAGAGTACAGATACCACAGAGACAAGTGATGACGACATGGTCATTACTTTAACAAAACCTGTCATGTTTGAGGGACAGGCATACAGGAAAATCGACCTTTCCGGGCTGCATGACATCAAGGCGGCGGATATGGTGGAGGTCAGCAGGCGGATGTCTCGGAACGGAAGCAGTTACTCAGTCGCGGAAACATCCCTTGAGTATGCACTGCATATGGCGAATATCGCGACGGGATT